GTACCAGTTACTTGATTAGAAGTATTAGCTGTATTATTAAATACAGGAAGATTTAAATCAGGAGTACTTCTTGATTGTAGTGGAGTAGGTAATGGATTTAAATTAGTATATAAAGGACTAATTAAACTTCCTGCTTGATTATAAGCATCTACAGGATTACCATCTGGAATAACAGGAGCGTTAGGTAATTGCAATAATTCATTACTTCTATTATAAGCATCATTCGGATCACCATAAGGAATTTGTGGCGGTCTAATATAACCACCTTTAGCCATTTTAGATTCTTTCTTATCAATCTTTTCCTGATTGAGTACTTGTAATTTATTCATTTCAAAATCTAAACTATTCTTATCAATATCTGATAATCGAGCATTAGGATATTTTTTATTAATTTTCATTGCATCAACATTAAATTTATTACCTGTCTCTGGATTAGTTAGAGTATCAGAAAGAATAAATCCTTTATACATATTTTCTTTATTCTGAATTGCTGCTACACCATTAGATACAGGATTACCAAACTGATCTATTTCAGTATCATTACCTGATTTATGAGAACCAGAATTGTACTGCTTAAAATCATCATTGATTAAACCTCCTTTAGACTTTTCTCTAAATCTATCCTTTGAATGTACTTTACCAGTACCACCATTAGCATCAAACTTACCTAATCCTGTAATTGGATTATATTGATTAGATGCTCTCATTTGTTGTACTTGTAAATTAGGATCAATTGGTTGAACAATAGGCAATTGTGGTAAAAAAGGTCTTGGTTGCACATAAGTAGATTCTTGTGCAATAGGAAGAATGGGGCCACCTAGTGCAGCCTCTCTTATATTATCATTTTTATGATCTGTTCCAGCAATATTATTCATAAACCAAATAAAGTTTTCTTTTACTTTTTCTGGTGTTTTTCCACTTTGTCTTTGTACGTCTTTAAAATGTAAATTGTCTTTAATCAGACTACTTTTCATCATTTTATCATAATGTTCTGGTGTAAATTCTTCAGTTTTAGCATCATATATTGCTTCTTTATCGAGAAGATACCTTATAGGGGATAATCTATTTATAAATTCTGTTGGCTCATTTATATATTGTTCATACATACCATCAGAAGGATTTAATCTATTCTTTAATTCTGTAACTGTTTTTGGTGAAACTCTTTTACCACCTTTATCTAAAGCATGTCCCATTTCATGGATAGGAATTGTAGGACTTGTTCCAATAATAGGTGCGTACTTTTTTGATGTATATGACTGAAGATAGATTTGATCTTTTTTTAACCTACCTGATGTCTCTGTTTGAAAAGTACCTGCAATTGAACCAAGTGATTTACCAATAGGTTTATCTTCTAAATTAATTGGGGTATTTTTTAAATTAAAAAGCCTTACAGATTGTTCTTTTTTTGGGTTATCAAATCCTTCTGCTTTTAATCTTTCTGCATACTTAGAAGATTTTACATAACTATCAAGCCATTCCTTCTGTGCTTTCAATTCATCATTTGGATACAACATTGGTTTTGGTTTAAGATTAGCTTTAGGAGTAATCTGATAATTTGGTACAGAACCAACGGGAGTAAATCCCAATAGCGGATCAATAGGCCCACCTAATTCTCTACCAAAAGGATTAGTAGATAATACTGGAGCAGGTTTATATGCTTGTGGTTGATTATCTAATTGATTAAATAAAGATAATCCAGTATTAACAATATTACCACCCGGTATTAATCCTAATATTGATGGAAGTAGTTCTTTTAATAAACCTCCATTATCATATTTCTTTTTTTTCATCTTACTGATTGTTGTTCATTTACATTGGTTAGGATAATAACTTTTTTATAATCTTCAATAGGCTTAAAGAATAATCTAACATTAACAAACTTATCCCACAACTTACCTTGAGTATATATTGATTTACTTGAACTAATTACAAAGTTATTAGGTACTTTATCTATATAAGAAGGAAAAGATTGTAATAGTATCCAATTAGTAGTCATTACAGGTTTACCTGTTGCTAAATCCATTATACCAGATATTTTATAATTCTGATCTGTTTTAATAACATACTTAGTTGTATTACTAATAAATACATTTTGATACGGACTTGTTAATAGTGTTAAATTTCTTAAACCCGTTGTTTGATTATCATTATAACAAACAAACCTGTCAAATGTTTTATCTTGAATTAACCATTGTTCATTAGCAGTATCCCATTGATAAGTATAACCAACATAATGAACAGTATCTAATCTATCAGTAGATAAATCAAATACTTGATAATCTACAACAAAATCATTCTTTTCTCCAAGATAAAATGTCTGATAGTTTTGTTTATGCTTATGTCTAAATATTCTATTACTAAATCTATCTAAAGTAAAATAATTGTTATTATCATTAAACCCTTGATATGGCCTATATGAATGCCAACTTATAAAAGATTGATATTCAAAACCATAACTTAAAGTCCAAGACTTATTAATAAAATATACAGGATCACCAAATGTAACAGGATTACCAGTAATAGATTGTATCCATCTTCCAGTATAATTAATTTGTGTAGTATTACTTGGATCTCCTTTATAATCAAATAACTGAATTGGTAAAAATTCCTGTTTAGTAATTATCAATCTTTTAAATCTTGGATCATAATAAAGAACACATCCAATACCATCTTTATGAGTAGTTACTTTGTTAATATATTCTTCGCTATTAATTTCATAATATAGCTTCTGTAGTTCAGATGGAAGATATTCTCTTAACCATTGTTCTAATCCAATAGTAATCTTGTCTAATTTATTATCAAACTTAAATACTTCACCTCTTTTCTGATCTAACCAACAATGTCCAAATGGAGTATCTACCTGATGTTGTTTATTCTGACATCCGGCATATCCAATATTAACAGGTACTAACTCAATTGGAGGTACTGATAAAAAATCACCAGTTCCAATATAAGCAGTATTCTGATCTGTTTGAATCTGCTGTGGATTAGGTTGTAATATGTAAGTAGTATTTTCTGTATGTACTAACAATTGATTATTGAGATATTTAATACCAGTAATTGCTCCAGTATGTCCGGGTAAATCTATATAATCATTTGTGTAACTAACTCTATATAAATCTGTTTGTTCTTCATCAAATGATTTAGGGCTAAATATCAGTCTGTGTGGATATACATTTAAACACCTTGAACAATAAATATAATTGCTTGGCAAACTAAACTTACCAACTTGATTATATTGTAAATTATAATCTATATTGACTTTATAATATTCTGTTAGCCAATCTTCTTGTCTCCTGATTTGTAATTTAAATTGACCAGCATTATCAAATACTTGTGTCCAGAATTTTAACATCATTACTAAATCAGAATCACCTTTTTCAAAATATGAATTGATAGGTTCTAATCCTTCATGTCTCATTCCAGTATTAATCTGATATTCAATCCATCTTTGGTCATTAAATAACATTTCAAAAATATTATCAGCAGTATCACCATCATTCAGATCATACGCTGTATAACTGGCTAATCTAATATTAGTGTTATTGGTTAATAATGTATCACCACCATATATTTGATCTACACCCGTTCCAAAAACAGGATTAAAATTAACATACTTATGTTTAAGACTTAAAAAGTTTTGATAAACCTTATTAAGAACCTTTTTATAAGTATAAACATTATTCTGAACAAATTTACCCGGAGGAAAATTGGGGTATAAAGAACCCGGAGTTCCTGCTAATGGTAAATCATCAGTATAACTTTCTACATCAAATGATAATTTAAGTATAGAGTCAGGAGTTAAATAGTCTTTATGAGTTATATCAATTCCAAAAACATTAGAAGGAATACTTGATCCTTCATCTACAAATATTTGCTTTTCTACTTTATAGTTAGTTCTGTCTGGATTTCCTTGTGATGTTCCAATAACATAGTAAATTGCTGAAAAACAAGTATGACCACCAAGAGTGTCAAACATAACAGTATCAGCAGTACTATTAATACTATTAGATACTACTTGATGAATCTTGTTAGTCTTAATATAAGATACTGGTTTTAATGCTCTGTTATAAAGAGTTTCAGCAGATTCAAATCTCATATATGGATCACCTGATGCAGAAGAATATCTACCTGTTATAAATAAATAATCATCTCCACCATCATTACCAATAGATTCTCCAGCACCCCAACCACAATCAGTAATTGTTTTATTGAAATCATCTCTAACAACATGAGTAAATCTATGTCCAACAATATCTGCATTAGGATATGATGGTACAGTAAATTCAACACCTAATGGTAAAATATATTCTCCATTAGTTCCTTGTGTGTGAGTTATTAATCTTCTATCAGGAAACTTAAAAAATCTAACAGGAGTTGATGTTGTAATATCATTTCCCCAAATTAAATTATTTTCACAATCCCTAATATCAGGATAATTAAACTCTGCTTCGTAATAAGCAAAATCACCTTTATAATTATAAGGATGTGTTACAGTATTACTGCTTGTTATTGTAGCAGTATTAAATACTTTCCATCTTGCAATAGTATCTCCAATATTTAATCCTAGATGTTCAACGTCTGATAACCACACTTGATTACCAACTATAGGAGAAGCATTAGCAATAACAGTAAGTAATTGTGTGTCAAAAGAATTAGATGCTCTACCAATTAAAGGTAGTACTGGACTCCATGTACCATCAGAATGTAAATACTGAATACCAAAAGCATAAACCTCATCTCCTTGAAATGTTGTTTTATACCAATAAGTATTAGGATTCTTGGGATTACCTAATGTATTATTCTTTGCATCACATTCTTCTGCTATCCATTGAGCAGTAACTAAATTAGCATATTGTTGATACTGTGAATAGTCTCTTGTATCTTGAACTAAATTACCTCTTACTAATCTATTCTGTACTTGTTCCATAGCATAAGAACTTTTGTAATGACTATTAGTAATTAGCATTTCAGAATAATCAATTGGAGAATCACCGGCATTAACATTGTATCCCTGATAAACCCATTGTATTTCTAAACCATTAATAGGTATCAATTGACCAACAGTATGAGCAGTAATTACTTGATTTGCGATTGTTTGTTTAGCAACATTAATTCTTAAATAAGATGCTGATAAATCTAAATGACCAAATACCAATTGTATGGATTTAGTAGTAATTGGTACTCCACCAACAAACTGGTCAAATTGAGGATAGTTTAAACCACCATCAATTGTATCATAATTAGATTGTAATGACTCATCATAAATAATTACTTGTGGACTAATATCAGATTTATACAATACTGATTCATTCTTATCTAATAGTTCAACTTGAAAATAATATGATCCTAATTCTAATTGACCTCCAGTATCATTTACTTGTACTAAATCCATTGTTGGTACTAATACATCTGGTAAGAAATTAAACTTGTTAGGTTGAAATACTCCAAATAATTTAAAATCATCTGGTCTATCTTCATTAAACCATCTATCAGGATTAAACCCGTCATTCCAGTATATTACCCTATCACAACCATTTCTAATTCTATATTCTCCTGTAATTGGATATAGTCTATTAAATCCTAAATCGGCATTTACTAAAGTTGTATATTTACCTTCTTTGAATTTACCAATCTCTGATAATGTTTCATTAGTTGAGAATAAATAAACACTATTATCCTGACCATAGATAGAACCTAATAGAAAATAACCAGTAGGTAATGATTCTACTTGTTCATTACCCGGTTCTGATTGATATTCTGGTTTACCACCATCATGACTATCTCTAATAGCATTTAAAGCAAAGGTAACTTGGTTAGGAGTTTGAAAAGTTGAATCTTTATTTAATCCTTGAATACCAGATACTTGAATTGATTTATCTTTCATAAATATAGATACTTGGTAAATTGATTAATCTTCTAAACCATCCATCATTAATCATTCTAATTTTATCAGGATTTAATGATCTAAGAATTATTTCTCCTTTTGCTTTTCTATATTCAATATCTGATTTCTGGTTATACATCTGATACATTGATTGAATACCTTCTTCTTTACCAAACATTCTTTCTTCCAAATGTCTTTTAATTGCATAGGATACTAAAAAGTTGTGTACTGTTTGAATATCAGGAATCATTAGATTACCTAAATCATCACATACTTCAGTATCAAATTCAATACAAATAAACCCTGTTTTAAAATTAGTATATAACATTTTATCTTTTGTAATGACAAAAGTATTTTCAGCATCACAAGCATAATTAGGACAATTATTACACAACATTGATTTATCAGAACCTACATATCTTAACAATCTATAGTTATTATTATAGTAAGGGCTGTCAATAAACATTCTATAATATATTTGTGGTTTACATACCTGTGGTAATAAATCTTCAGATTCACAAGGAACACAACATTCATTGTATGATTGAATACAAGTATCCAAAGGCTCCTTATACATATATGTAACCTTGTTTATTTGCTTAATATACTTAGGTAATTGTACTTTAGTATCAGCAACCTCAAATATCTCTACTTTAGTTTCTGTTGCTGTAATATTTGGTAATAATCTTAATGCTTCTCTAAACCAAAATAGAACATCAGATTCTTCTACTTCATTATAAATTGATTTAGGAATAGTTGATAATAGAGATTTTAATGAAACAAATTCTCTCATTATGTATCTTGGAATTTGTAAATATAACTGTAATCATTTTCTACTCTCCTATAACATTCTTTTAATCGAGGTTTAGGAATATGAACAATCCAATTATATTTAAGTTTTACATGAATTGATTTTCTATGCCATCTTGGAGCAAGGAAATAATCATCTGGTGTTTGTATTCTTTTATATTCATTCTTTGGAGCAACCTTACCTTTCATAGCCATTGAATCTTTAAGAAAAGTATGCTGAAATTTCTTTATTCTCATTTCACCAAGATTAAAGTTTAATCTCCAAGCATTACCTTGTTGCATATGCTCCATAATATATTCTAAATATCCATTTACTACGTTTCTAAAAACATGAAAGTCAGAAGCAAATGGATGTAAACTAACATCCTCTTTCTTTATATAAGGCTGAGGAACAGTACCTTTCTTAAAAGGATAGTTTCTTTTGTAAGGATAACCTTTTAAATATATATCCTCAAGACCTACTCTTTTATGCCTCATCGAATACTTTGGTTATTATCATTAGTATGATCTTCAATAATCTGTAATGAAGCACTTAATAATCTTAATGATTCTTCTAATACTACTCCAGTCAATTCCTCGTCTAAAGGAAAATCAGAAGTAAAAATATCAAAGCAAGGGTTTTCAGAATAACCATCATTACATTGTATTTTAGATAAATCTGTTATGTCTGCCCATAATCCATTAATCTCTGCAACCTTAATATTAAGTGGTAAATTCCAAAAATAGATATAACCATTAACTTGAGAAGCATAATATGATCTTGCTTTAAAATCATTCTGCTTAATTCTTAACCACTCTCTTTCTGTTGCTAAATTAATTGGAGTACCATCTAATAAAAATAATTCTATTCTTGATTTATTCCTACCAGAAAATACTTGAGGTATTTTATACTTAGTTCTTAATACTTTACAATTCAAATAATCAGGAACACAAGTACAGTTATGACTTTTAACAGGTTCTAACTGAATACAAATTCTCATCCAATTATCTGAACTAATATTAACAAACTTATCTAATCTTTGTTTAATAATCTTACCTCGATTAATACACAAAACCCTATACAGAAATTGATCTGTATAAGGTTCTGTTCTTGAATATTCCTTAATTAGACCTCTAAGGTCTGCTATATGTTGTCCTACGGTTTTCATAGGTATTATTTAACTCTGAATATTTCATCAGATTTTTCTTTAATTAATTGTGTGTAATCAATACATGGAAGTATTTTCCATTCCTTATTCTTAATATCAAAATGTACGATATAAGACTTTCCTATTTTTTCATCAATACCCTCTTCTATACAATATTTGTATGTAGAACATTGTAAAGAATATTTAGTAAATTCACAATTTGGTAGATTAAATATTGCTAATTTATCTCTACCAGTATAATCAATTTTCTTATCTGTCTTAAAGTCCCATATTTGATATTCTTGTTCTTCTAAATTCCAATATAACCTATCAAATTTACCTGCTAAATTTAATGTATTACTACCAACAATATATTCCATAGCAACAGGAACTAATTTGTTGGAAGCATATTCTAAAAACTGATTCGCAAGTTCAACACCTGTTTGAATAGAATTATAAAATCTAATGGCTTGAATAGTATCTAAAGAATTAAGATAGGGCATTTGAGGAATGTCTAATAATCTTTGCTCTTTACATTCTAAATAATTATGAATGTAAGTTCCTCTAGCCATTCCTGTTTCAGAATCAATTTGCCATTGATCTAATACCATTTCAGGAGTTACTTTTATATTGTGTTCATCTGACAAATATATTAAAGTACCATCTTCTAACATAAACTGTCTTTTTTGATGTAAAGACCAATTATATTTAGGATTTAAACCCGAAAACTCATATGCTTTATAGATACTAAAAAACTCTCTATCAAATTTAGATTTTAGACTATTTAGGAATTGAGTTACTGATTGTAACTTGTTCCCATTTTTATAATAAGAGTGAGATGAATCACTGTATGTAATATCCTTAAATGCTTGATGTAGTTTGATTATCATTGGTGTGATTTTTGAGATAAGCAATAGCGTTATAAAGGTTTTCAACATTGTCTTTAAAATGACCTAAACCCCAATTACAAAAAGGACAAAGTATCCCCCTTACCTTACTGCTATTATGACAATGATCTACAAAACTATTTTTCCTATCTTCTAAAACAATCTCACAGATAGCACATTTATTATTTTGTTTTTCAAGAAGATCGTCATAATCTTTTAAAGTAATACCATATGTTCTTAACAACGTATTATTCTTAGCAATTTCAGACATTCGATATTCTGATCTGCAATCTCTACAATAAATAGTTAAACCATTGGGTCTATGTTTATCTTTATCAAAAAGATCAACAGTTTTAATTTCTTCACAAGCACGACATTTCCTCAATCCTTGTTCAAATAGTTGGTAACATTCTTGTATATTAACAATACGTGAAGTTTTATATCCTTTGGAACATAAGTTACAAACACCTCTATAGGAATTATTTTCAGGTCTTTTATAGAAAAACATTTTATTTTTTGTTTCCCCACACTTACTACAAGTAATATGATCGTCAATTATTACAACTCTCTTCATTTAATATTTTTTACCTGCGTAATAAAATGAACTATTCTTGAGTTTAATTAAACTTGCTCTATAATCATTACCCTCATTGTGAATAATTGCAAAACCTTGACCCCAAGACTGTTTTTCAATTCTTGAAACATAATTAAACACTTCATTATTAATATCTGCTAAATGACCAATATTAATGGCATGACCAACAGTATCTTCGTATTCTGAAGTGCGGTGTGTGTGAGCAAAAATGCAACTTGAATTTAATTTATCAAGATGTTGTTTAGGAGGATTGATTCCGGCAATAGATTCCATGAAACAACTGGTAAGGCCCTACTTGCAGAAAATCTTCTTTCCAGTTATTCATTACAGTATAACCTCTATCAGATAATTTTAATGCTTGTTCAGGAGAAGGAATAACATCAGCAATTTTCTTATTATCAATATCCTTCATATAAGTAAGAAATCTTGCACTATGATTCCCGTAGATAAAGGTTTTTTGTACGTCTTTGTTTAACACTTGGTCAAATAAATCCAATACTTGATTACCAATCTTATATTCATAACCCAAAGTATATTTAACTTCTTTACCTTTATCGTGTCCGGCTCAATGCGTTCATATCAAGTACATCACCAACAAAAGTAATTCCTGTAATAAAATGTTTATAATCATAACAGAATTTAATAATTGCAGCAAGAGATTTTACATCATGTGCAGGAATATGCAAACAACCAAGCACTATATGAATTCCATTAGTTTTCTTAGGTTTAACAAAATTGTGCTCTTTACCTTCTTTCCACTTTCTAAATTCTTCCCAATCTTTCTGATGATCTGTGTTATCACGTTCAACTCTAATTACAGGTTGAATAGGCTTACCAGCAGTACTAAAATCGTATGTATACATTTCGGATGGTACTAAAGAATAGTATGTTTGAAATGAGTTTGATGTATTTCTTTGTTTCAATATTTCTTGTTTAATACTATTCCAAATTTTCCTAACCTTATCTGATCTTTGTTTATTAGTACCATTAGGTAAAATGTTAAATCTCTTAGCCAAATCCAACCAAGATTCATCTGTTTTTCCTACAGATTGTAAATGTTTTTTTAATTCTTCTATCATTATATTTTATTTAGTTAAACACCTTCAACCATTGTCTCTCTTGTACAAGGTGTATCACACTTGAGACAATAGGTATATTTATTCTCATTGTATGCTAAGATAGCAATTTCTAATGACTTGCATACAGTAGGACTTAAGTTAAGTAAGTCTAATAAGAATTGACCTTGAGTAATTGTTTCTTCAATCAAAGTATTATTACATTTGATTCCATAATTACTAGCATCAATTAATTGAACATTAGCCCCAAAGAGAATACATTTTAATCTAGTTACATCCGCAGTCAGTAGCATTAGTAGTGGGGATTTGGAGTAAATCGTTATAGATAGTACATAAGTGAGTACAATTACACTCATCACAATCTGATGCGAAAAACATTGTTTTATATTTATTAAGAACTTCAGGAGTGTTGTTCTTAAGTATGATACATTTAAGTAAATAGTCTACAACAAAACAACAAGTTGCCGCAACAGCATTATCTTGCTCTGGAACTATTTCATCTGGATAACTGAAAGCGAGTGTAAATTTATATACTCCATCGTCTATTCTGGTTTTTGTAGTACCTGATCCATAGAACTTTAACAAATTAATAACAAAAGAGTTGTTAGAAATTGTTACACCCGATGTACTAATAGAGAGTACAGTTGAATTACAACCATACTCTCTAGTTAATACAAGGGTTAATGGGTAGGCTACACTTAATAAAGGATGGCTTACTGTAAGTTCAGTAGCCTCGCTATTAATTGTAACTGTAAAAGCCATTATACTTTGTTGAATAATTTAAGAATAGAAAGGGTCATTCTTTCAAGCGATTCTTTTTTAATAATTGCTCTCACAATTACTTCAAGATTAGCAAGAACAAATAATCTCAATTCATCAGATTTGAGAAATTCTAACCAAATGTTTTTGATCTGTTCACTATTAGGTTTAACATCATCAGAAACAGCAGAAAGAGTAAGGGTGATTGGTTTTACCAAGAGTGTAAGAGCATCCTTAACAATCTGTTCATCTACAGACGATACAGCTTCAAGTAATGCATATCTTACAGCATTAGCAATTTCAGGATCAGTTGCTAAAGAACTCCAGATTAAATTAATCTGTGACTTATTATCAGGATTTTCATCCAATAATGCAAGTACAGTTTCTTTAATTCTGTCAAGTCCTTCTTGAGCAGCGATACGTGCAAATTCCTTTTCAATTAAAGGAAGTACTTCTGTCTGAATGACATTGAGATTTGCAAGAACTAAATTTTGTACTAAAGTTTTGTTATCCATTGTTTTATTATAATTATGAGTTTTTCTAACCAATTTGTTTTTTCCTTTACAGGAGTTTGAACTTCCTGTTTAATTTCTACAGGCTTAACTTCTACAGGCTTCACCTCTATTGCAGGAAGTATAATTTCTTTTGGTAATTCCACAGGCTTAGGAATTACAGGCAAGGGTTTTGGAATATTTTCTATTCTGATATAAACTCTATCTTTCTTTAGAGTTTTATATAAAAGATCATATAATCTCTGATATGCTGTGGTGGATGATAAAATGCTGGTATCAGTAATTTTATCTCCAACTAATATACAGCCAGAAGTATCATCTTTTAAAATACAAATTCTATAATGAGATCCTATATTCTGAATCGTGTAAGAACCTAAATCTAGACTAATACCATATTTAGATAAAGATTTTTGATTTTCTTTTGTTACTTCATATCTGATCTTGTTATTTGTAATAACAGGATTAGACAGTGGAACTTCTTTAAGAAATGTTTCAAGATCAGCATAATTTCCTTTGTGGATTCTAATTCCATCAAATCCAGGAACATCAAGTAATAAAGGCATAAGTTGTTTAAATCTTTCAGACTTATTAATTATGATTTCATATGTTCCTGCTGGAATAGCAGTCTGATGTTTAATCTTAACTTCTCTAACCTTATCCTCTAATGTGTAATTTAAGAACGTCATGTCATTAAGATACAACTTACCAAAAGTAGTATCATTTACTTCATGAGTTCTTTGTAGTATCAGTGTCATTGATTTTTAATTTAATCATCCAACCAAATTTGTCAGATATGATTTTAATATAAGAAATACCAAATGCTTGTTCCCAATTCTCATCAATAGACTTAAACTCTCTTGCCAAAATCATAAAGGCTGCTGCACCAGTAAAAGATAATTTTGCAACAATGTTTGCTAACCAATCAGTAAATAGTAAGTTCACAATATCTAAAAAGAATGTCTTGATAAATAACATATCAACTGTGTATACCACAAATAAGAAAATTGCATATAATACAATCTTCTGCATAGTATCTTTCATTCTATTAGATTTAACTCCATCCCATCCTTGAGTTCTTAATATACAATATAGTTTAACCATATAATCCAGAAAAGCCATTAGTGTTGCAACAACAATTAATGGTTGTAAAGGAACTAAGTATGATGCAAATCCGGCAAATATTGTAAACAACCAATTTTTAAAGGCTAGTAATATTTTATATATATATGATTGCATTTGTTTCATGTCAATCTTTACGTCATAAAGATTATTTTGTGTTAGATTTTTGTAATAAGAGTTGAACCACATAACTTAATTCCTTAATTTCAGACTGAAGTTGTTCGACTTGGCATTTCAAATTAACCACCTTTTCTTCAGTAGTGAGTAAACGACAGGGATTTGAAGTACAATCATAATCATCTTTTTGTTCAATTCGATGATTATGAGTTTTCATTATTACATCTTCTGTAATGATTATTGTTTGTGCATTACCAAATAGTGGTAAAAACATAAGTAAAATGAGCGCGTATTTCATTTAAACGTACTTTAATATTTGAGTATAATTAGGTACTACTTCTTGTGGTCTACTATGTTTATGAAGTTTAATCGTAAACAATAATATACACAAAATAGTTAAACCTAATTTGATATACATATTTCCAAGCCTAGGAACTTTAAACTTAAATAACTTAAATCCCCATGTTCTACCAGTTACATCATCTGTTCCTTGATAAAACCATTTGTTACCCGGAATTATATTAATCATTAGTTTCTGAAAAAATGCAGAAGGACTAACAGATAATATTAATCCTTTTAAATTTCCCCAAAAAGACTTGTTGTGTAAAAACACTGTAGATGCTACAGATGTTTGATTTGCAAATGTCCAGAGATGAACATCAGAATAAATACTAGATGGCTGGACAAATGACTTCAGTACTGCCCATACAGATAATACTGAAGTCATTATTCCAATTCCACTTAATATTCTTTTCCAAGGCTTCATATCTTTCCATTTATTCTTGTGTGATCTTACTAAATACCAGAAGGTAAATGCTCCAAATAGTAACCCTATCGGAAACGCATAAACAGATCCAGCATAAAATAAGCCATTAACCACACCAGAAAACATTCTATGTAGAATGAATAATAGGAAATCAAGATTTGTCATCTTCTTTCAGTTCAAACTTAAGAACCGAAGCCTCATCATCAAGAGACAAATTAACTACTTTACTAAGATCATAACCCGATTGGGATAATACTGTAGAGATAATTAATTCGAGATTAAGACTAACCTGTTGAGCAGCTTGTTGACGTGCTTTAAGTTCTTCAGAGATTTTTTTAAGTTGTTCGAGAACTACAGGAGTAATTGTAACTTGATTAGTGGTTGCTTGTGGCATTTCTGCTTTAATTGACTTTTTCATTGTGTAATTTTATTTTAAATAATCATTTAATGTTCCACCTCTAAATGGAACTGTTTTGGCCCATTCTATACCTTCAGGTGTAATAGAGCCGTCTTTATCAAAGTATTCTATAATATCTGAATATTTGTTTATATACAAATATTCTTCTTGAGGTAAAATTTCATTATATAATTCTTGAGTTAATTCTTCAATTGCTGCTTCAGTAATAACAATTAACTTGGCAATTTCTGATGTATCTAACTCTTGAGATGCTAACGATGCTTCTTCTGCTTTTAACAAAAGTAAGTTTGTTTGAGACTCTTGAAGTTTTTCATTCAATTTTTTTCGTCTAAGTAATACAGCATCTATTTCTGCTTGATTTAAAACAACACCTGTCTTAAATCCTTGTTCTGTAATATTAAATGTTGCAAGACTTCTAATAACAACCTCATCTGCTAACCTAAATACTAACAAACTAATAGTCATTATTTTCTCTCTTGGATTTGGCATTATCGAATATCCTAAACCAAATTCTCTAACATTATATACAATAACTCCTTCATTAGAATATTCACTAACAGGAATTATTAATGGACGTTTTATTTCAAAAATAAAGTCATTCATTTTATTTAATTCTTATCCACGCATTAATCGTAGAATAATATTTGTATGCTATTTGTGTTCCCACAGCAGCAGTTGTAGCAGCAGTTCCAAGAATAGTAATACCGCCTTGAGCAGTAATAGTTAATGCTGTAACAGCCGTTGAAAAGGTTAATTTACAAACTTCACCATTATCAGGTGTTGCAGGTAAACTAAATGTAAAGGTTGCTTGTGTACCACCTTGAGCAATTAAATAATCAGGAGCAACACCATTAAGATTAGCAGGGGAAGATGTTGTAGTAATTGTATTATAATTCTCAATAGCATTCTCCCTAACAGTAAACATGTCTGTTAGACTTCTATTATTAGAGAGTATTCCAGACGAATAATCTGCTGTGTATACTATACCAATCCCACCGCTTTCAGTAACAGATAAACCACTAGAGTCAATAATTATAGAAGTATTACCCCAATTCCAAGTAGTTCCTGTACCAGCAAAAGAAATGCCAGAACTATGTATACCCGGAATTATATCATCAGCAATACCAATGGAAGCAAATCCTTCTCCTATAATTAACTCTCCAGCCAGTAAACCTGCACCAGTACTGTCTATAGAAGATACATAAAATTGTTTTAACGAAGGATCTATATCAACTGTTAGATCATGATCCGTTATAGGAGTAGCGCTAAATCTCAATAGGTTAGAACCCATTGTTACCATAGTGGAGGTAGACAAAGATCCAGAACCATTATAGATACCATCACCTAGTTTTACCCAAGCAGAAGATTCGTATACACTTAGCTTGTTTAATGTGTTGTCGTACAGTAACAAACCATTAGCAGGGGAGCTGATTGCGTTCTTTTGTGTGGTAGTCATCCTAGGAACCAACATACCTCTAGTAGTAGATGTAAGATCTACTATAGCTGTAGCGGCTGGGCTGGTTGTTCCAATAGCAAATGCACCCCCATTTGTAAATATAAACTGGTCGTCTGTATAGAACCCATTAACACTAGAACCTAATCCTAAGAAAGAAGTAGGAGCAGATGTGCCTTGAATTGGAGTAACAAACCATCTGAATGCCATAGACTGACTAGCAGCCGTGGATGCAGTTTTCCAACCATTACCTTGTAAGATAAGAGACGGGCTAATTTGTTGGTTACCAGCAGTAGCGGCTGTATCATTACTGATATAGATACCAGAGTTAACTGTGGGGGTAGTACCTAAAGCACTACTTACAACGTGAAGTCTAGCAACAGGGGTTGTAGTACCACCAATACCTAAACGGTTATTAGTAGTATCCCAGAAGAAGTTGTTAGTACCTGCTTGAGAAGATGTACCAGACCAGTAAGATACTTGTCCAGCAACACCTGTACCTGTAACAGAACCAGCACCACTAGGAGCCTGCCATGCGGGGAGTCCAGAAACTACAGTTAATACATCACCAGAACTACCTAATGGTAATCTTACAGTTGCACCAGCGGCATTTCTATAGTAAATATCACCCTGAGCGTCAGAACCTAAATCTATTCTTAAAGTACCAAGTAAATATATCTCTTGAGTACCATGAGGATTAGTTCTAATACCCACCCTTCCGGCAATACCTGAGAATAGTGTACTACCAAGAGAAGGACTAGCACCATTAGTTATCTTATAAACATAACTATCAGAAGCATCAATACCCATACTATATGTAACAGACGGGCCTGTAGAATGCACTCTGTAGAACATATCACCAGTACCATTACCTTGAAGGATTATACAGTTGTCACCAGTACCCGTATGACTTTGAACTAAATCTAAAGATCCAGATCCAGCCGTCCTATTAAGAGCTAACGAAGTTACGTTAGTGGCACCTGTTAGTGCTCCAGTAAAGATAGCATATGCGGAAGTGTCTGTACTGTTGTTAAGGTGTAACGTGGATAATGGAGAAGATACACGAATACCTAATCTATTATTATTGTAGTCCCAAGTAAAGGAATTAAGTCCTGAAGCACCCTCACTAGTTATCAACTGGTTTCCTACATAATAAGCAATCTGCGTATCTGTACCAACACCAGCAATAGTATCTGAAAGATACGCAAGAGTTTGTCTGGTTGGTCCAGTAGGCTGTGTGTAATAAATTCTATCTCCAGATACTTCCATTGCACCAGCTTCGGCAACAGTCGTAAGCGCCGCACCAGAAGTTGTAAACTTTAATGGAGCACTTGAAGATGCTGTAGCACCAACAGGCAAATGGAGTTTGGCAGTTGGCGTATTAACCAAGATACCTAATCTTCCAGTAGAAAAATCTCCATATATTAATGGTGTTACAGTATTGGAGTTAGAAATATAAAGCTTATTACTACCTGTTTCGCTGTAGCCGGATTGGTAGCCTATAAACACATTACTTGATCCAGTTGATGAAAACCCTGCTCTAGTACCAATAAAAGTATTAGAATTTCCAGAAACAAGACTAAACGCAACAAACTCTCCAATTAAAACATTGTCAGAACCAGTAGACAAAGAGGCTGCTGTAGCACGTCCTATAACTGTATTTTGTGCTCCAGAAGTTATTTGGCTACCAGCACTGTGACCAATTCCAGTATTATTAGATCCTGTGGTTCTGTATAACGCGCTTGTGCCTATCGCAATGTTCTCTGCTACGGTATTACCCGCTTGATACATTGCTTGTGTTCCTATAGCTACATTATTACTTGGTCCATTAGGTAAACGCATTGCATTGAACCCTATAGCGACATTACTACCTCCTCCTATATTAGAGTAAAGGGCCGTATTACCAATACCAACATTACTACCTCCAGTTGTTGTATTGGCAAGAGAATATCTGCCAAAAGCAGTATTCTCACTGCCGGTTGTAATACCTTGTCCAGAACCTAAACCGAAGGCGTTGTTGTAACTACCTGTGGTTACGGAAGATAGAGAGGTATAACCAATACCAGTATTTTCTGTTCCGGTATGTGTTAAATTACCAGAATTAATTCCCAAAAAAGTATTACTGTTCAAGTAATGCAGCGCTCTTTGACCATTTACTAAAACAATACCAGCAGTAGATGTTGTAGTAGGGAGCGCAATATTACCTGTCGAGATGATAGATCCGCTTATCTGAAGCCTATAATTAGTATCTAATTCTGTAGCAGAACCTATAACCAACCTGTCGGTAGTAGATGTAAGTCTCGTAAAGACACCAGCATCAGTCCATAGATTAGGAATAGCAGCAATCAAAGAGTTAATATAACCTACATCAGGAATAGATCTAGGATTAGTAGCAAAATAAGAAGCATAGTTAGCACCATACTTCATACCTTGACTTAACTCAGAGTCAGTAATAACCATACCTGAACCATCAATATTAAAGGTTTGTTGTCCAGATAGACCAAACCTGTACATATTAACAGTATCAGTAACAATAGTTAAACCTGTAGACTCACCAGTACCTAAGTTTTCCCAAGTAAGAAGATGTCCAGTAGATTCTTGATTAAAAGTAGTTAAATAATCAGTAGCAGTATCGTGTACAGTATTACCATTAGTATACGGACTCCAATAGAATTGAGAACTAAATGTCCCTCCATCATTGAAATCAAAGGTAAGACTTTTATTACCACCTGTTAAAATACGATTGTCTGATAAAGTACCATCGTTATTATAAATATTAATTAACGCCGCAGTACTAAGCCACGTTAAGTCTGTGGCAGTACCATCCCATTTAAGAATGAAATCTCCCCCACCACTTGGAGGAGCAAAATATTTCTGTTCATTTGCCCCATCCGTATATACTAAAGATCTTGGTGTAACAGATTTGTGATTCTGCTTACCAATTCTAAATCTTGTTGTCGCCATAATTAGTTAGTATAATATACTGCTGTGACTTTATCATCAACATTCAGTATGAAAACAAATGAAATAACATTACCAGCGACAGAATAATCAGATCCTTCTTCCATTAATTGACCATTGAAGAATACCATCATTTTAGGTTTAACTGAAGGAACTCCAGATAAAAATACTAAGTTTGTAGTTATTCCAATGAATGTCTCATTAACAGGAGTCAATGTTACCCATGCAGTACCATCGAATTGTAAAAGATCATAAAGAATTGCTGCCGGTGGAGATGTAATAAAAGTTGGTGTAAAATTAACCCAATTCGTTCCATTAAAACGAACCATCTGATTATTAACAGGTGATGTGATAACTACATCTGTTAAACCATCAAAAGAGGTTAAACTATTAATCGTTAAAGTATTACTAGGGTCATTGTAACTAAGAGTAATATTACTTCCTGCTACTAAAAATGAATTTATTCTGTCATCAACTGCTTCAGAAAAATCTGTAACCGCTCCAGATAAAATGTTAATAGAAACAGTTTCAGCAAAAGTTAATCTACCCTTATTATTAACAGTAAATCTAGCATAAGCATTTCCTGAACTAGAACCATATAATGCAGGAGTTACTGTTGTGGTTGTAAGTACAGCACTAATACTAGGAGTAATATTATCATAAGTAAAATCAATGTCTGCTGTATCTAAAAATATATTTCCAACAGCATCAATCGCCTCGGAATCTGAATAAGTAACACCAATAGCATCTATCATAGATCCTGTTATTGCTAAGTGTGGACCTAATGTTAATGCTGAAATATCACCTGCACCTCTACCAATTAACTGATTGTTTCCTAAAGTTAAATCTAAAGGAGTGCCAGAAGTTGCAAAAGGTCTAGTCTTAATACTATTAGGTAGCATGTCTGCTAACTTAATATTTGTTACACTTTTAAGAGTAATGGTTGTAACACCATCTCCTACGGAAGTAACATCTCCTGAGTGATTTGGGTGAATATAATTAGTTAAATTATCCAACTTAACCTTGTCAGTAGCAGTTAATAAACCTGCTAAAAAGGAAGTTGCCGAAGGCAAAATAACATCTGTGCCAGAATCAATATCAATCCTAAGAGTAGTACTTGTTCTTGGACCTAATGACAAATTACCAGATCCAGATGGAATGCCACCTAAACCAATCAGACCTTCTGAAATTGCTTCATTAATATAATCAATTATATCTATCCCTTCGTTAGAACCACTACCACCTGCAACTTGACTATTACCAAATTGTGTGGATAAACGATTCTTACCAATGTTTGCGGGAATTATAAGTCTTTCTATCATGGTTTAATAAAAAATCCAGACACAGGAATTACCCTATGTCTGGATTATGAAAAAGTTTAATTAGGAAAGATATGTACCACCAGCAACAGCATCACCTGTTACAGTGAAGTTAGTACCAGTTGTTCTTGCATGTTCCAACCAAGCACTTAATACTGCTTCAATAGCAGCAACAGTAACAGCAGAGGCAGTACCAGTACCAGCATCATTAGATGTTACAGTAGGAACCGGAGTATTACTTGCAGCAATGCGTGTGATAATGTTATTAACATTCACAGTGAAACTCGAAGGAATTTCAGAACGGAATAACAATACTGCTTTTTTAGGATCAACTTCTCTATTAGTAAGAGTTTCTTCAGTATCAAAGTAATCAATGATATAAGAAGTATAATTCTTAGTAGCATCAATATACGATTTACCTTCACTAAACCAGTCACCATGAGGTTGTACCTGCATTGTATGTTTTTGAGTTCTTGCCCTCCAATCTTCATTGATTTTCCATTTTCTACCAGAACCAGTTTCCTCAACAGGATTAGCAATAGTAACAACAGGATCAACACCAGCAATAAATCCTTTAGCGGGATTTGGAGTAACTTTTACTTGTTGTGCTTCTACATTATCAAAAATTGCAGCAGGGGCCTGTGGCAAACCAATGAAGATAAGAGCATCAATTTTAGCAGCAGCACCAGCCGTACTCAAATCAACATTCTCAATAGTAGAAGTAGCAGTCAATTGAACATTGTCTTGTACAAGTCTTGCAAGAGTAGAACAAAGTTCAACACTCGATTTAAGAACTTGTGCTACACCATTAATAGTTTGAAAAGTAATATTAGTAGCAGGAGTAATAGTACCAATTACTTGACCAGAACCACCAGCAGCCTTAACACCCAATACTACAAAAGATTGAATGCCTTTTACACCATTCTTGGCAACAGCAACAGAACGACTGTTAAAGTTATAAAGAATATTGGTAAGAACATAATCCAAAGGATTGGTAGGAGCAGTAGCAGTAGTAAATACTGGTGCAGAACTTTGAATAACATTGTCATTCATTGTACTATAAGATTGATCGTATCTAACAGAATCAAGTTTTAAGTACATAGAATATTCTCCATCAGCAACAGGAGCAGTAAAGGCAGTTACAGCAGCACCACCATAAACAGCAGGTACATACTTTTTAACAGCAACAGAATAGATATTGTTCTTACGAATAATACCTGTTTCAATATGGCTTTTATCACCAACTTCCCAAATATCAGCAGTTAAAGTATTTGCCGAAGCAGGAGTACCTTGTACTACTTTAATTGCCTGTACTTCATTAGAATCATCACCTGTTTGAAGATATTGACCCAAAGGACGTACAACACTATTAGGATCAAAAGAAAGTACAGCAGGTTGACCTGAAGCCAAGTTAAGTGCCGTACCAGCAGTTGTAAAATTACCCGTAGGAAGTGCCTGATCTCCAGTAAAGACCAACACTTGTTCCATAGGAAGTTTATTTGTTTTTTTATTCATAATTAAATTTTGGATAGTATCTGCTCTTTTTGCAGATTAAATTTATTTGTATCTTCTAATGTTCTTGCTAAATACTGAACAGTCATATCTACTAAAAGATCATGAAACTGATTAGGTAAATTAGAATTAACAATAGGATCAGCAGTTTTGTAAGCAGAAGTATCTCCTTGAATATATTCTAAAGAATCATATCCACTGGAAAATACTTTAACAGGATTTGTAAGGTATTCAATATATACATCAGTTATTGTATAATCTGTATAAAGATATAAACCATCACTTTTAAAAACACCTAAGCATCTTTGCCACATTAAACTTGGTTTCTGATTATCATCTTTAAGTTTATTGTCAAGATCATTATGTCTTACTATAGTAATTGGAATTCTTGTAGAACAACCATTACTTACTACCCAACCTCTTAAAAAGTGTCTGTAAGCAGGAGTAATAGTTGTACTAACTTTATACAAATTAGTTCTAACTAATGTAGGAACTAATTGTTTTTCTGGAACAACTAAAGTAGAAAGCATATCAACTCTTTGTTGAGTTACCTCAAATCCAAGTCTATACTCCTTAGTATTATTTCCAGAATAAAATATTTCAACGTAATCATCTGATGCCTTATTAATAGCATCATCTATTTGTGCAGGAAGTAAATCTGCTTTGTGATTAGAATTAAGTTTGTTGTATCTAAACTTAATTTCATAATGTAATCTGGAAATAACCATATTATTATTGTTCTATCCAAGCACCCTTGGCTTTTACTTCATTAAGAAGATCAATATACCAATTCTGTCCTTGTTCATCTGGATTATATGTATTATATTCAGTAAGAATAAAATTAATAAATGCTGTGTCAGATGTCCATTTATACTTAGATGGTTCATTAGATTTACTATACCAGAATGTATAACCGTCTCTACGACCTAATACACCATTAATATAACCTTGACCAACTAAATACTTAACTTCAAATAGACCTTTGGTTTCTGGAGATTTAAGTAAATCTGTAACTTCCAAGAACTTATCAATGTTTTTCATTTGATCTCTACCATCACCAAGATAATTGTTGAAAGCAGTTTTTACTTGTTCTCTGGTAGTAACACCTTTAACAATTGGTTTATGATCTACAGTAGTACACATTGATGCAACCTGATAATTTTTATAATCAGTAGCGTTTCTTTGAAGATGAATCTTCTCAAACATTGCTTCATCAATAATATCCTGTTTTCTCATTTTTTCCATTTCTGCTTCATTCTCTTCAGAAATATAATAATCATGTTGAACAGGATTAACAGATTTCTTATCAGGAGCAATCTTGGAATGATTTTTAATCAATTGAATTGCCATAGCACCTCTTGGTGTTTCATCTGTAAATCTATTTGCTCTATCATAAAGAGTAAGAACAAATGTGGCAATATAAGAAGCATTCTTATTAACCTGTTTACCGGGATAATAAGTAAAAATAGAATCTTGTGCGTTATAAGTTGTTTTATAAAATCCCGGAACCTGGCCATGCAAAATCTCATAATAAGATTGCTTGGTAATTTCAGGATAAGAAACAATCTTTTCTAATTCAACTCTCCACTCTAATGGAAGATTATATTCATTCATTATATAATCAACAGTTAAATCTTTAAAAGGATTAGTAATTTTTTCATCTAATCCGGTTCTATATTTACCTTGATTGTGCAAAGGTTGAAACATATATCTTGCTTCTGTACCAGTTTCTCTGGTTTTACCCATTGCCTGACTTTTAACAAGTTGTTGACTAACAGGATCAATAAAATGGTAAGATTGTTTGTCGCGTCCTTGAGTAGCAATTCTTTGTACAGGACTAACGTATATAATTGTAGTACTTTTCATGTATTTTATTTAATTTCTTTAAAAGAAAGTAGTTTCATTTTCTTTCTTTGCATTCCAAATAAGTTATTGTCAGGATATAAATAAAAAGCAATATCTCGGCATTTATTTTTACCCCAATAACTAAGTGTTGTAATATTATTGTTTCTTTCAGGATGTCTTTTTCTATTATAAGACCAAGTATGACCAGTATCAGAATGAATTGCTGTTGCAATTTCTGTAAGTAATTCTTCTGTGCCAGTAAACTCTAACCTATAACCAGATTTAGATACATATCCATCACCATCAAAATATCCTCTTATAAAATCTTTATAAAATTCTTTAGGAATTTCTAAAGGAAATTTAGTTATAAATGTTTTATTGGGTACTAATCCCCATTTATAACAGTCGTCCCACAGAGGTTTAGAATTAACAGATAAAACATAAGAGTTTTGGTGATTGGGGTTCTTACTGTTTCTTTCATTATAGTAAAAAGGTCTTTCTGATTTTAACTCTTCTTTTACAAAATTTAAAACCTCCAAATCTTTTTCTACTAAAGAAATACTAATTTTCCATTCATCTTTATAAGATGACCCGTCAGCAAATAATAATCCAAGAACATATGCTTTATTTTCAGTATTAATTTCATTAAAATAATTTTGATCTAAAGTATATTTTCTTTGTAGTTGCCCACCATTATTTGATCTTCTTTCTATATTAAATCTTTTTAAATGGTCTAATACTGTAATTTTAGCAATTCCTAATTGTTTGCTTATTGTATATGAACCAATACCTTGATTATAAAGATCAATTATTTCTTTTGATTTATCAAAGTGTTTACCCCTGTTTTTGAGATGCTGATTTCCTTTAGGAACATTATTTCTTTTTAAAATATTAGATACTGTTGTTGGATGATAACCAACTTCTGTTGCAATATCTTTTTGTAATTTACCTTGCTGGTATAATTTAATTATTTGTTCTGTTTGTGTCATATATTGTTGTGGGACTATAATTGTATTAAAAATAGTCCCACAACACAATATATTTTATGTTCCGGGAACCATTTCAATACGACCAATTCGCATTTTGTTACCTATCAGGCTTTTTATCCCGATATTCTTACAATTGTTATTCTTGTAAGTTCAGCATACATTTTCAACCTACTTAAAAATAGGTTGTCGGATACTCGTGGGAGAATTATATTTATTCATCTCCTATGCGTTACACTGTTAAACAGCCTTTAGAATCTGTTTACTTAGCACGGTATTCCCATTACAGGGTTCACCGTTTTTACCCGATTTACATTAATTAAGATATTACTATCTTATTGAGCCGATTATAGTTGACTCGTATCAAAAGCGTTCAATGAACCACTGAGCGCCCTGTAGATGCCCGTTTCCTTATTATTACCATAAGTATTACCACCACTTACTTCTGCACCAGTTTCAAAGTTATATACATTACATACAGTATAGTATTCTTCAACACCATCTTGCATTACCATACATACATTTTTCTTAGTACCTGCATCAGCAGGGGTTTGATCTGTAACACCAAAGTCAAAAATATCCATTGCATAGGATTCCAAAGTACGGTTAGTACCGGGAGCCAATTCAGGGAATAATTGACGATTGTCTTTCATTGGATCATAAGTAAGAGTAATCACAGTACCATTAGTACCAATGATTTTCGTAAATTGACCACCATATTGAAGTTCATTTTCATTCACTCCCATAGGATCAGTTCTTTTCTTAGCAAGCAAAGTATCAATTGTAACAATCGAACTAAACTCTTGGAAGATAAGACGGCTAAGGAAGTCAATACCACCTTCACCAGTAGCAATCATAATTTCACGCTCTTTGAAAGACTTACGAGTAATAAAGATGTTATTCAAAAACTCGAAAATATCAGAAAGACTTAAATTACCATTGTGTTCGAGGTAATGTCCGATCCTTGACGCAGATCAAACATTACCATTTATCAATATTTTAAATTGATGCTTATACTTTCATATAAGATTAGACTATATCTTAACTTATTTCTAAGTTTCCCCCGCTCGTGTCCATTTCTTCTACAGCATTATCTGTTTAGATTACTTTGATTAGTCGTTGAACGTTATTCTTATTTCTAAGAATCTTCGCTGCGGATTTGCCATTGTAGTATTTCTAACCTTTTTACTATATCGAGGTAATTATTCTCGCCCTTATTTATATCACTATAATAAGTTAGTAGTTAGAACTTTAGGCAGTTCCCGCAATTCAAGGGATTTTAATGTCAGCCCATCCGTTAATTGATTTTATACATTAATGTTGAATGTATAAAAGGTTCAATTATTGATCTGAACTTTAAAGAATATTTAGTAGGAAGATATAAAGAATTATCTTTTATTATTGTCCATTTGATTTCAAATTTTTTGAAACAAAAATCAACAAAATAAAGTAAGTCTTTTTTTGTAAAAGAGTGGGTTGCTAAGTTATATGAATTTCCAGATTTACAGCCATCATCCATAAAATGAACAGCAAGAGATAAATCATTATAATACTTTAACCAATCAGGATTAATTCCTTTCTTAACATAACTGAACTCATTTAAACACTCAAGTCTTGAACTTGCTGCGTGATATGAGTAATATGTTTTTTCTTTGGTTTTGTAATAATAATCTGTATATCTACTATGAAAGAGTAATGAAGGAAGCATTGAACATTTCCACTTACAATATTCTACTTGTTTGGTAGAATGATGTAATTCTAATCTGGAAGTTTCACCATCAGTTCTAATATATCCATCACCCAATAGAGTTCCTACAATTAAAGATTTCTCTTTTTTCGTTAATTATATTTTAGGATATTTTATACCTATAATGTTTCTTACTTCATTTACATAGTTTCTACTAATTTTTAGTAGAATAGATATTTCCTTATCTGTGTAACCTCTCTTAACAAACTTTTTTATAATTCTTCCCCAAGCAATAACACGAGATTCTTCAATATTTAATTGAATGAATTTACTTTGTGCTTTTGTATGTACTGTAGTTCTGCTTACTTTTAATTTTTCAGCAATTTGTGTTACAGTATACCCTTTTTTAGAGTAATAAATTATTGCTTTCTTCATCTTTAATTCCAGATTTTATTATCTGAAAGCTGACGCCAACCAGCAGGTACCTTAATTGCTCTACCAGAATCACGGTCAACAGTTTTTTGGAGTCTACCAAATTCCATTGCCATTTCTCTGTCCATCATAGTACGCTCTTCAAGTCTTGCTTCAACAGCAGTAATGAACGTACCAGCCTTAATCATCTTGCCAGTATTACGATCTTTAAAATTAGTTTGATAAACATAACCAGAAGTAACAGCAGCACCTTTCATAGAAGTACCTTCTACAGAATAACTGTCATTACCCAAACCTTTACCTGCTTTTCTATTAGCAATTTCAGTACGAATAAACTTATCAGTAAACTCTGCTTTATTAGCATAGTTAGCAGTCCAGTTGAACAATTTGTACATATCACCATATTGATCTGGTGCATACTTGGTATTCAATTCATCCGAAGTTAAACTGGATACACGTACAGCAGTCATACCCGGCTGAAGATATTGAATCGGCATAAAACTATTTACATCACCATCTTGCAATTCTACTTCATACTCAAAGGAGTTAGCCGAACGCTGAATAGGATGGCCAAGAATTTTAAGCAAAGGAAGGTTGTTACCCATCAACTTAATGACAGCAGGTTCATGTAACCAATCTCTGTCTAATGCAATACGGAAAGGCAATCCACCTTTACCGGGCTGACTTGCAGGATCAACCAATAATTCAGTCATACGGAATTCAACATCCGTATCACCCATTACAAACCAAGTGTAATCATCTACACCACCCGGAAGAACATAAACATTCTTTTGAGCAATTGTATAGTGAGTGAATTTTTTGTTAATAAGGTCAGAACCTATTTCACTGGAAAAAAGTCTCGAAGTCATTACACCAAAATCATATGGAGTATACTTACGAAACATTGCGGCATGTGTTTGTGAATCAAAGTAAGATCCACCAAAAGCCTTACGGTCATGTGTGACCAAAGCAGAATTTCTAATCATAATTTATTTTAATCTATTGTAGGTATGTATCTGTCATCCTTAATATACTTACTCATAACAGTACCAGTTGTTTTTGTACCAGTACTGGCAGTAGTTTTATTAAGGGCTTCTCTCAAATCTGAAGTAGCCTTACTTGCTCCTTGTTTTAAATAATCGGAAAGATCAAATTCATTGTTCTTAAACTTCGACAAGAAATCAATTAATTGGATATATGCTTTTGGAGATTTAACAACATCAGACAAAATTTGATTAGATTTAGGCATAGTAGAACGAATCTGTTCTTCTTTCCTCTTACTATAATTTAATGTCTTTAGTTCTTCACCAATAGCACTAACAAACTGTTTTTGACTTTCTTGAATTTGTCTATTCTGTTCTTCTTTATTCTCAATAAGTTTTTGAGATTTCTTATTATCTTCTGCTAAAAGTCTATTAGCCTTATCAAGCAATTCATTAGAATCTTCCAATTCCTCAATCTCTGCTTGAATTGCTCTATCCTTTAAACCTTGTGCTTTTAACTTAGTCTCCATAAAAGACTTGGCCTCATCTAAAGTTTCAAAAGATGTTTGTGTTTCATTAACAAACGTCTTAGCAAAATCATAAATTTCTTGTGGGGTAATATTAGTTCCAGCAGCAGCAATGAATTTAAGCATTGCTTGACTATTTTGAGGTAATTCTTCAATTGCCTGATTCAATAGTCTTTTAGGAACATCTTCTAACCTTTCTTCAATATCTTCAAATGTACCAGCAAATTTAGGATCTTCGTCTAACAAACCTTGTGCAACTAATCTATCATAAGTAGCCTTTGCTAAAGCATCAGGTTCTTCTTTAGTTTCAGTTTCTTCAATAGGTTCATCTTCTTCTTGTTCCTCATCTTCTGTTTCATTTTCATCAGTAGTTTCTTCTACCTGATCTTCTGGAAAATCATTTTCCAAATCTAATTCTAAGTCTAAATTTTCTATATTCATGTTACAAAGTTATGTATATATTTATGTTTATGTACTATAAAATAACAATAAATTATTAAAATAAGTACGTCATAAGAACATAAGCAAAACGATTTATTTACTTATGTTCTATTTGACATATTATTTTGTACTTTTATTGGCTTTTGTTCGATCTATAGCCAATTTATCCTCTTTTAGTCTAACATCATCTTTGTGTTTAGCAATATCAAGTTTTAACTTTTCTTGTGCTAATGCTGCTTTCTGTACTTCTATAACATCTAACTGACCATCATTATCAGCATCCTTATTTTCAGAAAATCCTAAAGCACTAATAGTTGCAACATCTATTTTAGTTTGACGTTCTATCATTCCTTTCTCTCTAATCAATTCAAGATCAAATTCATGTTGTTGAATTAAAGCATCATTCTGTGCTTTCTGTAATTGTTGTTGAGCATCAGATTGTTGTTGTTGTAACTCTAATTGTCTTTGATGTTGTTTATTGGCTTCAATAGTAATTCTACGATGAATTTCTTCTGGACTGGCTTGCATTACAATATCTTTAAGAATCTGTGAAACAACTACAGTACCTTCACCAGCATTTTGAGCAAATGCCTGTGCTTGTTGTAACATATAATCAGCATACTTTTGATTAATAGATGAATTAGTTAACATCAATCCAATATCAGCATGAGTTAAATGCTTAGGAGTTACTCTTAATACTTGTTTAGTATTATCTGGCAACCAATATTCAAAGGACAAATCTTTAAGATTATGAACTTCAAACTGAATCTCACAAAACTTTCTAAAGTTAATTAACCAATCATTAATTGCTGCTTTCCATATCTGTGCATGAGTATAAAAGTATGGTTCTGTAATGGCATAAGATTGATTAATTGCTTGTTGATTGTCTGCCACATTACTACCAGCAACAAAATTAGATTCTCTTTGAGGACTAATACCCATTGCCATACTGATTTCTCTCTTAACCAGTTCTAACAACTGTTGTAAATTCATTAACTCAATAGCAGTACCAATCATATAACCACTAGAACCCGGACTTCTTGTTGCCGGAGGTAATCCACCTAAAGTACCTTGTGAACCAGAATAAAAGTCTTTGTTAGTCTTTTTAAGGTAAACAAGATAAGCAATAAGTTTATCCCTAATAGGTTTATTATCTTCATCTAACCCAAGAGTATCAGGAATCTGATCTACATCAATTGATTGAATTGCTCCTTGATACTTACTTAATTCTCTATTCTGAATATGCTTAATATACAAATACTGAAAGTATGGTTGTAAAGCATGTTGAATAAGAGAAACAGATTTGGTATTTCTTGCATTATAAATAGCACCAAAAGTAGATAATGTAAATGTTCCAAATGGATCTTCAATATTGGTATATTGATATGGAACCTCTCTATAAACAGGATAAACAGAATCTCCAAGTCTTACAATTTCATATTTTCTTGGAATCCATATTTTCTCTGCTGTAAATTCAGTTCCTAATGTCTTATCAAACCAAGTATAAAATTCAGTCTCTTGGTCAAATCTATTTAATTTCTTTTCTTTCTTTGCTGTCTTAGGAATATTAAAATCAGATGAAAGAGGAATTACAATTTGCTTATTATAATCATCTCTATAACTCAAAAATATTACTTCTTTAAAAGCCTTAAATTCAAAATGAGTTTCCCATACTAATTCAGTAATACCATGTAATGTAGTAAGTGGTGCCTCATTTAAACCTTTAGCCTTATTATTACTAATACTCTTATTCATACTTAACATCAACCTTTTGGGGGTTAAATCCCATGTAGGTTGAGCAGTACCACCAACAACATCATGTCTATGTGATAATCCTTGAGTAGTAGATGGATTCAATTTATCAATATCATCCTGACTCAAATTATAACACTCTGTAGCCTCTGTAATAGTAATTGGCTTAGTATGCCAAATCCAGTCAGAATGTTGAATATACCTTTCATTAGTACTTTTATGAAAACCTGTAGTAACTGGATTTCTTACTTCCAAATAAGGCTTACCATGTTTCCAACCAGAATATACAAAATTCCTGTCAGTAATAATAACATCCTCAAATGTTTGACTTTTCTTATCCTGAATATCTTGCGAATACTCACAATATTTTACAGCATGATTATAAAATATTTCAGAATCAGACATAAAGTTAGAAGCAAGTAAATCTTCCGGTTCATTCTTACTTCTTAATTCTTGTGTAATTTTATCAATTTCTTCTGGTGACTTTCCTTGCATTTCTAATTCCATTTTGGAAATATCAATAGCAGTCTTTTCATCAACAGATTCTTTAATAGCATTTAACAACTGTTCATCTTTTTCTTTAATTGCTTTAGATGATAAAAGCATAACATGAAATGTATCCTTTCTGGACAACATTTCTCCTTTTAAAATATTAACCTTGTTTCTTAATTCAGGATATGGAAGAACTTCTTCTTCAATTTCTCCTGTATCCACTCCTAATGGATTACAGAACTTTTGTAACATATCCCTGAATCCTGATAAGTCATTATTAACCACCTTATAGGAGTTTAACATAACTTCGTAATCTTCATGGTAAGGTAATTGAAAAGGAATGTAATGGTTGATAAAATCTTTAAACCATTGACCCTCCTTCTCAAACTTCTTACTCTCTGGTATTTTGGTCTTAATCATGTAATGTATAACTTGTATTTATTAGAAGTTCTGCTAATGCAAAACTGTTTTTTAGTGCTGAAATAATTACCAGAGATGGGTCTGTTAAATTAGAATCATATTGTCTTGTCCTTACATTATAAGGAACTAATTCAGACGGAGGATTAAGATTTGCATTATAAAGAATTGTATAATAAGGAGAATGAATAATATCATTAAACCATTCTTCATATCCATCAATACTCTTTAACGCAATTCCCTGACCAGAAACATAACCAAAATGTAATGCTGATTTACAAGCACCAACAGCATCTTCAATTCTATCCAATTCTTCTTCAGCACCTTTTTTAGAAGTAGAACCAACATAAATAATAGCAGATGTTTGTTGTAAATTACTGATTCTTTTCTTGTAATCATTAATAGTAAAATCTTCTGTCTCTACTTCTAACTTAGCATCAAGTTGCTTAATTCTATTTCTAATCTTTTTCTTATCAGGATTATTATAAACAGTAAAAGAATATGGATCAACAACAATCTTATTGGCAGTATTACCATTCAAGAATGTCTTTAAATCCTTAATATTTTCTTCTACTGAAAATCCCCAACCCGGAGTTTTAATTAAACAAATTCTTAAACCTCTTTGTTCTTTCATAGTAATCACCCATTTGATAAAACTATCAGAAAATGATGGAGCAATAAGAATAAGTGGTGTTTCTTGAATATGATATTGATCTATCATTTTACTGTAAAATGGAATATCAGTAACAGATTCATTGATAATTTCAATTACAGGTTTTTCAAATGAACAATTACCATTATCCATATTACTAAACTTGCTGCTCAATAAACCAGAATCAAATGTCAATCCTTCAGTAACTTCTGTATAGGTATTATTAAAATGTTCAGATAGTTCAACAGCAATATTAGCATTAAATCCTGTCTTGGTATATACAGACTTAATAAGTTCTGCAATTCTTTCTGATTTACTTGAAGTAAGAGCAATTCTATAAATATCATCATATGTCTCAACCTTTTTAGATTGTTCCAAGATTTTAGATATTACAGAATCAATTGATTCTTTAGTATAATCAAGTAAATCATTTACAGGCATCTTCTGTTCAAATAATTTACTTACAAATTTGTAAGTCAACAATGCTGTCAAAGTGGTTCCGATCACCACATTCTTTTACAGTATTATTACAAGCATTAATTAATAATTGTGCCCCAATATCTTCTTTAGGATCATTAAATTTAATTTTCTTTGCTACAGATACACCATCTTTAGTAAAGTGTAAATCACCATCTTCATACATCAATACATTCTTACCTGTACCTCCCATTGTAGATGTGATTATTTTAGAAGCCTTCTCAAGACCTTTTAATACATTAGTTCTATCAGATGTACTATTCTCTAATCTGGTTGATTTGTTCATATTTTCTTTTAAATCTTTCCCTGTCATCCTGCTTAAATACATTTATATTTATGGATGAAAAAGGATTATGTTTACCTTTATTCTTCATTTCATTTTCAATAGTATGCTGCATTTCTTTTAGTGCTAAAGGAAATATAATAAAAGATGATACAGCATCAAAATTACCTTTAATCTCAAATTGCATTAATTGTCTTACCAAGAATATACAAGGAATAGTTTCTACCACCCTTACATTATCCCAACATTGTTCTAATAACCATTCAGAAGCACTATCAACCATCTCTACTTTATTACCAACTCTTGTACCAATTAATACACCATAATTCTGTACTTTCTTAGCATATATATTAGAACCTGTTGATCTAATTGGTTCTAATGCTAATAAATACAATTTATCTTTTCTTAAAAAATAATCCTTTACATTACCTTTGTTAGACTCAAACCAATATGATCTTGGACAATTACCATAGTATTGAATTAACTTTTCACATACTTCATTAAATCCATCCTTACCATTAATATTCTTACCTATATAAGAACATACAATTGTTTGCTTATATCCCTTACTCCAATACTTAGGATTCATATATCCATAAAATACACCGACAGAACCACCTTCATCTATATTATCAGATTGATATGGGTCAAATGTAAATAAATACATATCATCTGGAATAACACCATTAATAAACTCTGGTTCATGATATATAATAGGACATCCTTCAATAGTACTCATTGACCTATTAAAAGGAAAATCATAAAATGGTTCTTTCTCCTGATCTAATTCAGTCTTGACACCATTGACAGATTTACTATCCCATGTTAATTTAACAGGTTTACCAATACTTCTATATAACTGTCCTTTTAATAATTCTTTCTCCCTTTCTGCTAATTCCATTACTGGAAAATATGAGCCTTTATTACTTTGCCACATATCAGAAGGAATAATAGGATTATTCATCTTCTCATTCTGAATAATTAATGGATCATTCTTAGACATTGCGTCTAATCTTCTATCCATATAGAACTTTAATGCCCTATCAATATCAGTATTACCATTCTGATCTTTAAATCTTGTGTCAGATAAATAAACAGGTAGAAATAATCCTATGGTTCTAGCATGTTCATCATCTTCCCAAATATTCTCAAATCCTAAGAAATTGTATTCTTTAGGATTATTAAATACCTTTTTAGATTGTTGTACCAATTCAATATTACCAGAAGTACCTAAAGCAATCTGTACACCAAATTGAATACCATCAACAGAAACAGTACCAACGTTAGATAATAAAGCATCAATGAAATTAGGCATTAAACCTACTTCCTCATAAATACAAATATTATAACGTCCACCAGCAGCAGCCTGATCTCCATCTTGCTTCTTATCAGAATAGTTGATATGATACAGTGCTGTTTTAGTACCTTCCTGTGTCCATCCATTAGGCGTCTGAACATCATATTCATACCTGTATGGATTCTTCTTATTACCCGGTTTAACATCTCCTTTCCATGTTCTAAAGAAAGGATTTGGTTCAAAATCATCATCAGTTGATTTACCCCAAACACCAAGATCAGAATCAGTAGCCATTCTACTCAATCCTTCAGTAACCTTTTTAATTAATTCAGAACTCTTATCTGTAATAGCAGCACCAATAGCAACTTCAGCAGTAGGAGGATTTAAATAAGTTTCTTTAGTAAATTCTTTAATACCATCAAACAACAAACAATGTGCGGTTATTCCTGAAACACTGTAAGATTTTCCGCCACCTCTACAGTTATGAGTAACAGTATAATCACCTAAAACAAACAACTTATCTTGATCTAAATCTAAACCATAAAACTTTTGTATAGAATCAAATTCTATTTTAAACGCATTTAAATGTCTTGACTTACTATCCTTTGCTTGCTTTCTATATAGTTGTGTGGGAACATCTGATAAGTTTCCAGTAATTCTTAAATCATATCTTGTTCCTTTATTCATACCTGAATTTATGGTTTTACTAATAGTTGCTCTAAACCCTAAACTTCTGGCTAAATCTTGAAACTGTTTTAATAAATTAAGATCAATGTTCGTAATAGTAAATCTTCTACCATCTTCTTCATAATAACCGTCGCTATCAATCATTCCAGCAAGTAGTAATAATCTATTTTCTCTGCTATTAATTAGATAATTATTAGGTATATGTTTCTTATTTAATAGAGTTTTTGAAAACCAATTCTTTTTGCACATTGAATCTTCCTCTATCCAATTAATCCTAAACATTTTTTTAGTTCCTAATTTGCTGGGATGATAATGTTCTTCTTTTATTCTATAAGGAATATTGTTTTCTTTAAAATGATTAATAATCCACTCTATATGTTTTGTATCATCCTCACAATAGCAGATCATTCTGGATTTTTTAAATCCGTCACCTAACCATAAACCAAGTAGATATGGATGCCACTTTGTGTATTGAGGACTATAGTCAATAGCAGATTCTACAAACTCATAATTCTTATGTTCTTTTGTATAATAAATATTATTTAGATAATCGCCAACACTAATATTTACTTCTTCAAATAAAGAAAGTTGCTTTCTTCCAACCCACTTATGGGTTCTTTTTCTTAATCTTAAAATATGAGTATCAGTAACATTTAATTGCTCTGAATACTTTGATTTAATATTATACATTAAACCATTTCCCTGATATAAGTTTTGTACAGTTCTTTCTTTAGAATCTGGCCCCATTAATTTATCTCCAAGAGTTAAATCTTGAACATATTTTTTAGACCCGTCAAACATTCTTATTTCAGAATTTTCTGCCAAGCAACCAAATATCTGGAGGTTTTGAGCATTATTATAATATAATGGTTTACCATTATTGTTCTGGTGAACCATTCTAACTAATAATCTTGGAGATAAATACTTTTTTAATTTACCTTCAGAAGTGTGTAAATCATTAAATCTGATTCTATCAGATTCATTATGAGATACTTCTAACTCTTTATAAAGATTATTATCAATTAAAGCATAATCAGCAGAATATTTATCATCATTTTTCCAGCCAGAAAAACCTTGTGCTTCTATAAAAGCATAATGTAAATGCCAGTCTAAATCACGAACTAAAGGTTTAATAAATTTTCTAACTTTGGTATTCTTTTCTGTATGCTTAATCTTAAAGAAATTACCATAAAAAAATAGAGTTGGTGGCATAAACCTCCAACCCCCATTATCAAATGCCCAATAACCCTCAATACAATATTTAGTATATAAAGTCCATAAGTTAGTATACTTAGGATTATCTGGATGTATTCTTGGTATATCTACTAAAAAAGATTTAATATTCTCAATGCGTATTAAATCTTTCTTGAGAATATCTATATCTGTTATCATTTTAATAAATTTTAGGTGCCCTATATAAATATTTATTCACCCATCGTTCTATAAAAAAAGGACAGGGAACACAACAAACAATTCTTAAATAGGGCAAGACCATTGTAATACCTATGCCCCAATGTGTACCAATGTTTATAGCAACCTCAAAATCAAAGTGGTCTAATGTCCAAATATTTAATATTAACCAATTAAATGTAAAATTAGTACTATTATATTTATTCTTTTTTCTATATGCTATTTGAGGAGTAAAGAAAAACCTTCCACATTTGATTGCTTTTTTTGGATAATATTTCATATTGTTTGATAATTTTACACTTTCATCAAATGTTGTATTATCTATTGGTGTATGTTTTATCATTCGTATAAATTATTTACAATTGCTTTTGTAAGAAATGCTAAGTAATAAGCATAAGGTTCATTAGGAGGTTCATGAAACTCTAATCCTAATTTCTCAAATAGAAATTCAGTAGCATGAAAACATTCATGTACAATAGTTCCTGTACCTGCGTCATTAGTTAAATGAATTAATACATCACCAGAATCAAGAATTAAAGTTAAACCAATATAATCAGTATCTTTAAATCCCTTTTCAATTTCTATATGGTGCTTTTCAGGAAATGATTCTTTAAAGAATTTAAACATCTTTTTCTTATTGTCGCCCCTGAATACCACTACTGCTTTTGGATATATAGGATTAGTTATTACTATTCCTTTATTCATTAATTATAGCCTTTGTTAACATCATAATAGCCATTTCATAATTAGTTTGAGCCATAGCAATCTCCCTACCGTTATTAGATGTTTTATACAATTCTGCTAAATCAATAAGATCGGCAGTAAGTTGTTTTACATTTTGAAGTTTATCTTTTGTTTCTTTAGACAGTTCTTTATATTCCATAACTGCCATCTTTTGTCCTTTAGTATATTCTTTCATTGTTTTAGTTTTTATTCTTCTGTTGGAACAATTCCACCTCTTTCTCTAACTGTTTGCTTTCTTCCACCATGAATTCTATTTTCAGATTTAGTTTTTATAAATAGTTTTTCTACCTTTTCAAAATCAGCATATATCTTGGGTAACATTGATTTTAATTTAATAATACTTTCAACAGTATCAAATGATATTTCCTGTTGTGATAGGAACTTAGATATTTCTATTAACTGATCCTTCTGTTGTTTATAAGCCAACTCATCGGCAGATAAACATAAGTAAGGATACTTCTCTAAACAAGGTTCAATTAACTTATCTGTTAAACTGAAATCCTTATTAAAGTTCTTACATATCTCTAACCTTTCTTCTAATGGAACTCGATAGTATTTATTAACCTCTTCATCAGGATCAGACATCCATACTATACACCACATATGTTTAGAAGATGCTTCTTTATTCTTACTTTTATCCTTAGAGTACAATTGTCTAAAAGGATCAACATTAATCATTAATGGGTTTAAATCCCAAAAGTTCTGATTCTCTGAATAATCCTTTTTTATATTTACAAATCCTGTAATCATTCTAATCCTTTTAGAAAGTTATTAGCAACATTGTCCGACCATCTTTTAATTAAATCACCTGAATTCTGATCTGGTAATTCACCATCTTCATAATCTAACCAATTAGATATTTCAATAGCAGGTAATTCAGTAATATTACCATCATCATCTTTAATAAAAGCAGTATTACCAAACTTATACCAAACCCCTATCTTTTCTATTTTTTCATTCATGGTACTAATGTTGCTTTAAGTGTTAGCATTTCCATCTCATTATTTGGATATGTTAGATAAATATACTTGTAAGAATCATAAGATTCTTTAATCTTATCTGGCGTATTCCAAACAACTCTTAATGTTTTATCCTTGTGGTAGATAGATAAGCAAGGACAACTTGGTTTAGTATTTCTAATAATCTTTTCGCCATTGTGTATAAATATATGTTGTAGTTTTGTACCTGCTTTAATACTACCAAAATCATGTTCTACTTTATCCCACATATTATTCAGTTTCTATAAACAAATCATTTTCATATTCAACACCAGCCATTTCAACTGATTGTGGTTCCATTAATACCTGTCTTGAATTAATAGTAGCATTCTCATAATACTCAATAATCTTTTCATGTGGTAATTCATTAACATAAAAAATACCAAACTCATGAGGATAAATACCATCTACTTTTGTATAATCTAAATAACTTCTCATTAAGTAATTATACAAATGTTTGTAATTCTCCCAATCTACTCTATTCATTAATTCAGGATAAGAACCAAAAGAACATTTCTTAGGAGCAAAGAATACATTAGGTGCTTTACATCCACAACATCTTGCTTCATATTTACATACAGGAGAACAAGCAGATTGTCTCCAACCTACCTGCTCTCTAATATGTAACCTAACTAATTTAGGATGTATCTTATATAGAATATATCTTGTTTGACCTACTATATATTGATATATGTTGTTCATATTACTGGCACAAATCTTTTATCCTTTAAAAGATCATCAGAAGTTAAATTTTCTCCTAAAGCATCTAAAGGCATAACAATATTGTTTAGTTCTTTTTCAGAAATAGTATCAATGTTTTTAATGTAGTGTTCTACTATTTTCAAATCACTAATAAGTTCTCTGTGTTTTTTATTAAGTTGTCCCAACCAATAATCTCTTTCTCTAACTCTTTGAGATTCTAAAACAGCATTACATTCTTCTAAAGAACTAAAAATTTCAATCTCTTGAAACTCTTTTGTTTTTTGATATTTTACCTTATAACGAATTAAATAAAATATCTTTTGTTCCAAAAGCCCTGTTTTTTCACTAATAAATGAGAACTTCTTTGATTCTACCGTGCAACTAATAATCTCTGTTGAAACAACTACATTATTTACAATAATATAAACAATATCTCCAACTGTATATTTTGGTTCTTTAGATTCAGATGGCTTGCTTAAATTATAAGCATCTATTTCTAGATCAAATTCTTTATTCGTATCTTCCATATTAATACTTTGCTTCAATTTCACCCAAAGATACAAGAACATATCCATAGTCAGGATCATCCATATTTTTAGGAGTCATTTCATTTTTAGAATCTACATGAACAAATCCATTCGCAATAATTGGTACCGCATTATTACCTTCAGCAGCAACTCTAATCTCTACAGCATTTCTTGTAAGTTGTACAATATCACCTTGTTTAATAAGAGTAGTTCCATCAGGAACAGATACTACAACAGCCTTGTCAGCATAAGGCCAATCAGTTTCAAATTCACCTGCTTTACCTTGTCCTGATTTAGTTTGATAACTTAACATCTGCTTGTAAGGCATTACTAATCCACCTTCAGTAACAGTAGGTTCAATTACATAACATCTTACAAGAATCTTACGAAGCGGAGTAATAGTGGTATAATCAGGATTAAGATTTAAAAGTGTCTCATTGTACTGTTTAGCCTGTTCAGCATATTCAGGTTGATACTTGTAAGCATGAATATTAGTCTCTGCTTTACTTTGTTGTGTTTCAGACATTGTTCTGTTCTGATTGATTACATTGTTCAATGTAGTCTGTGATTTTCTTTTGTCTTTCATTGTCTCTTTTTGAAAGTTTTGTACTTTTATGTTTGTATTTAATTAAATTCTGGAAAACCTCTATTCTTTTAGGGTCTTTACCATTTGTTAATGATGTTTCTATTGACCTCATCTCTCTATGTAAATCAATAAAAAATGTAAAGTAATTAGGTATTACTATTCCTCCTTTTGATTCATCAGCATTCTCTAAATAATATCTTAAACCTCTATAGAATCCATTAATTAATTCTTCAGTATGTTTAGTAGTAATATTATTTTCTGTTGCTAATTTCTGTACTATGTATTTGTTCATAATTACTCACACCAAATACCTGTTTTATTAGTTACTACTATAGATAAATTATGTATATACATAACACTCTTTTCAATCTCTTCAGATAATAACTCATATTGTCTCTTATTCATAAATACTCTTTTAGGAAAGATTCCTCTCTTTATGAGATCACTATGAACTCTAATAATCTCATCTAATATCATATAATTCATGTTTCTAACTTTTTAATATGTTCTTCACAAGCATTTAAATATTTCTGATGCTTTAGATTATACTGCTCATCAGCACCAAATACCATATAATACTCTGTTAAATCATTCTTCATTTCTGTTAATTCTGGAGTATCAAGTTGGTTTAAAAACTTAATTGCAGTATCATAAAACTCTTGTTCTTTATTCTCTAATTTCATAATTAAAAATCAATTTATACTTGTTACTTACCAAATTCTTTTTTAACATCTCTAATTGATTAGATAATTTCTTATCAACTAAATAACCTTTAGTTTCTAAAGACTTATATACAGTATGTGGTACTTTACCTAACTCATTATCTACTAACAAATTAGATAGTACATCTAACTCCTTACTAGATAAATCCTGTGTAATTCTTAAAAACCTAATCCAAAATTCTTTTCTTGTAATCTCTACATAACCATTCTCATTAGTTGATATAGGAGACTTACTTAAATTCAATGTTAATGTATCTTTCATTTTACATTTAATAATTATTTACTTCTCAACAAGGCACAAAAATGCCCTTTGTGTTTTTTGACGTTTTATCAAAAAACACATCTTCGTATGAACCTATCATACTATGTTTCATATCATTAACTTCCTACTGCCAGTGCGATCAGCATTCCTGCCTATACCTTATAACAAATCTGACTTTTATTATCGTACCATTAAGTACAGTCCACCAAGTCCGGCCTAAGGCTTCTAAGATTCTAAAGAATCAATATTTTAGCCTCCCCTTTAGTTGTTAAGCAACAGTATTTATATAATGACTAGTTTTTGAACCATCGGAGAAAACTCATTTTCATCACCACCAAGATATTATCTTCGGGATTACTTCTTACAATCCGACTCCTAGAGTAGCCTTTCATCTATTTTTAAAGATAGTTACCACCCGATCATTAATTAGGTCATCACCTAATTAAAGAATTCGGTTGCAAATATAAGGTATAAATATTAAACTCCCCGAACTAAATTCAATATTATTTGAAGATATTTTACAAAAACCTTAATAGGAGTGAATAGAAGCACTTTTTAAGTGAAAAATAATTTAAAAATAATTTTCATGATTTTCTATTTGATGTAAAAATTCTAAAAAAGTTAGTATTTTAATCAAATTAGTCTGACAAATAACAAGATGGTATTTATAAGATAGTTATTTTATCTGGATTAGATTCTACCACAGAATTGATGCTAATAGCCATAATTCAACTTCCAAGAGACTTTTATAGCATTAGTAGTATGAATACCTTAGTAAGTAAATAATAATGGCTTAGAAATGAAATTAGAAGGTTGTTTTAAAAAGATAAATTTGTTCTCACTTAAATTTTATTTTTTTTTAATTTTTAAAAAATAACCAAGATGCTTTTGTTGATATATCCCATACCCCCACCCCCTCTTGGTTTTGAGGGAAGGAATACCCCCGTCAATCATTTAACACTCAAAATCATTTTGACTTATGTATTATGTAGTTTATTCTTCGACCAAAGGATATTTCATTGTTCAAGCCAATGATGAATTGGAAAGACAGAGGTATGAAACAAACTCTCATTTTCAATCAACAGATAGGTCTGAATGTCAGTCATTCATTGATGACATGGGTAATCAAGAAGATGATCCTGATTATGACTATGATGAAACTGGTTCCTACGAATAACAAATTATCCTAAGCATGATGTAAAACTGCTTATTCATCTTAACAATAACTTAAATATTAAACAACATGGCTGCTCAAGCACATCTTTCCAGCATTGGTATTGCATTCTTCAAACAACAAATGGGTATCACATCCTTTGATGTTATTGTCAATCCAGCAACTAACAAACTGTTCTGTTCTGCTGATACAGGTTTTACGTTCAAGGCTGAACAAGCACTCGATGTTACCAAACCAATGGTTATTCTGGTTGACTCAACAAATCCAGATGATCCACAGTACACCCTGATTAATAAACGGGAAACAGCACAGGTTAAAATTACTCTGTAAATCATCATGGGGAAACCAGCAATGGGAGTACCCTTAATAAACTCTTTAATATTATGCAACCAGTTGGTTATATCATAGGCAACATCCTTTGGATCAGCATTGGATCATCATTCAATCCTTCTGTTCCTAATAAATACTTACAGGCCAGTTGGTCAAGTGGTGTTTATACAAATGAAATATGGACTCAAGCAGAAATACTTGATAAATATCCAAATGCTAAACCAGTTAAATCTCTGCTTGATATTAAAGAGATTTATCAATCAAATTAAATTAAATATCAGTACCACAAGTTTAAAACATAAGACATTGTTAGTTGTCTATGATCTTGTGGTACTATTCTTTTTAAACTCAAATTAAATAATAACATGGAAACAGCAGAACAATTCTACTATGATATGGTAGATAGATATGAAAGGTATTGTGACCATATGGAAACTTTGGACAGATTTCCAATGTCTTGGGAAAATTGGTTACAAAGACAGAAAGATGAGGATCAAGCAGATACTCAACATTTCTTGAATCCATAAGATATTAACAAGTAAGTAAGGGTTTCACATACCAAATGTAGAAACTATCAAAGTATTGTTTTACCTGCTTACTTGTTATAATAGAAGAATGATATTGCTA